GCAGTGCTAAATTATTTCCATGTGTAAATAAATTGCAATGCGCTTAGAAAATCCTTTTGATTTATTTGGTTGTAGGATGTAACGTTAAATCTTTCAGTAAGGGCAGAATATAAAGCCCTGTACAATGCTGATTGAGCTTCTCTAACGTTTGTTATCTGATTGACACGCTCGCCGACTGCTTTACGCAATCGGCAGCATTGTCCTGGCTGTAGTACACTCAAATTAACACCTACTTTCTATTAACAATCATATTTGTCGCACCTATGCGACAAAGTTGTCAAAAAAAATACGCATAGATTCATCCTTTGATAGATTTAATATGCGTTTTATGTTTTTCAAGTCGCCAACAGTGAGCTTTTCCCCTTGATTATTAAGTTTTCTGTATAGTGTGCTTCGGTCCATACCCATCTTTTTAGCGAGTTTACCCATATCCAGCCCACAATCTGCTATTTTTTCTTTAAGTAGGTTAATATCTGGCATTTTCTCTCCCTCCTTTTTGTCGCATATGTGCGATTTACTCCATAATATGATAACTATCAGGCAATGTCAACGACTTTTTTCGCATATATGAGATTTTTAATTTACTATATCATTATTATACGTTGCATATATGCGACAGTTGCGATATAATTATTTTTGTCAGGAGGTGAATAGAGAATGGAAACTGTAGGTAGCAGAATTAAGAAAAGAAGAAAACAAATTAAGATGTCTGCAGATAAACTAGGTGAAATGATAGGTAAGAATAGAGCCACTGTTTATAGGTATGAAAGTGATGAAATTGAAAATATGCCTTATGACATCATATTACCTATTTCTAAAGCATTGAATGTATCTCCTTCATACCTTTTAGGTTGGGATGAAGAAGAAACAGCTAAACACCCTTCAACATCATATGGATTTATCCCTGTTCCTGTAGCAGCAGGTAATCCTTTCACAATTGATGGCGTTGAAAATATTGAATGCATTGAAATACCAGATGTATTGTTAGGAAAGTGGGCTGGATGCAAAAAGATTTTCTTTATGAAAGTCAATGGAGAGTCCATGAATAAAGTTTTACCAAATCAAACGTTGATTGCTGTTAAAAAGATTGAACTTAATGACATTAAAAATGGCGATATAGTTGTATTCAGTAACGATCAAGAGTATTCGGTCAAACGAATGTACCGTTATGAAGATAAAATTATATTTAGGCCAGATTCAACGGACCCGATATTTTCAGACTATGTTGTTAGCTTAGATGAAGTAAGTCATTTACAGATCCATGGAAAAGTAGTAACCTATATAGTGAATTTAGATTAATTGTTTTAATGTACATGAAAACAATTGAAGGACTAGCTCATATGCTGGTCCTTCTTTTTTTGTTAAAGGATTATCTACCAACCTTGTAGAAATTAAGACATAGAAAGGAATGATTAATTTGAACTACTCAATATACAAAATTAAAGGGAAGCACATTGAAACAAAACGTGTGCGCACATTAAAATTAAATGCCTTTAATGAAGATGACGCAATACAACAAGCGTTGGCATCTGGTATAGAATCCTGTACAAGTATAGAAATAATACCATTTGATGAGCCTACGGAAAGTCAATTAAACTATGCCAGGGATTTAGGCATTCAAATACCTAATGGTGCATCAAAATATGATGTATCAGCTCTGATTAGTAGAAAAGTGGATGGGGATGAGGAATATGATCAAGCCCTATTAGAATTTGCAACAAACCATAGAATTTATGTATCAAAATATACAACTTTGTCTGATTTGTATGGAATAACATTTCAAAAGTTACCGATTGTAGATCGGATTGCATTTTTTGCTTTTCTTATTTATCGAGACATAACAAGAGATCCTCATAGTAATTTAGATACGCATCCAGCTAGAGATAAATTCTATAGTTTTGCTTTATTAAAAGAAAATGATGATCGGTTTATAAAGTCATTAGAACGTTATAACAGTGAAAAAGAGATACGATATTTCGGGGAAATTACTGTTATAGATTCTACAGGCAATTGGACATCAACTGCTGGATCTGTTGACTCCATTGCTTACAAAAATGTACGGCAATATTTGATTGAGCAAGGATTAATATCTGAATCTGCTCCTTACCGTAAAAAAACAATACATAAATACCATTCTACAAATACAAGCAATAGAACAGCTTCACCATCTCTGACACCAAACGGAAAAGGAAAAGGTTGTGGATCAGCTGTTTTACTTTTACTGGCCATTTCTACAGTCTTGGGTGGTATGTATTTTTTATAAACAAAAAAGAACGGCTACATTGCCGTTCTTTCATACTTCTATTTTTCAGACGCACATGCTTTTAATCTATCTTTCGCCATTCATAACACTCCAAATCCACTTAACGTCTGAATAACTCAACATATTAAAAGTTATATCGCCAGTTGTTTTGTAATACAGACGCGTATATACACAAGCAAGACTAACAACGTCAACTTTTACATAACCCCAATCATAATATTGTACATTAACAGCCAATAACTCATGAGAGTTATCAATATCTTCTTTAACACCATCAACAAATTTTTGATTTGTAAGATTTAAAAGATAATCAAAATCAAGTTCACCTTGACCATTAATCCATATTATTTCTTCCATAATTAAGACTCCCTTTACTTAACATTTTATTATAAGTTCATTCTACTCTTGATTAGATGTACGTAAATGTGATAATTGTTTTTCTAAATCTTGAACCTTGTCTTCTAACGATACTATCATTTCAATAAAGTCCTCTAATAACATGCCCTCTGAAATGTACTTCTCCATTAACTCTTGCCTTCTGTTCATTTCAATCCCATCCCCTTAAAATTTATATATTGCACATGGTGCTATTATTATCAGCTGATCTTCTACAGCGACCTCATAACCACCATTTACAACATTTGTGACTTGGCCAACTTTATTAATAACATGTGGAAAATAATATTTTAAGTAATAGTGTGTCTCACTACAAATCGATGCTGCAGGTAAGACAATCTTTACAAGATTCCCGATTTGTATTTCATCATGTAAATTCTCGATGTCAAAAAGGCATAGTTGCTCTACCATATAATCACCTTTTATTGATTTTTGTAAAAAAGCAACTTATACTTAGGGTGTCTCTGGAAAAGACCGTAGTATAAGCTGCTCGTTGGAGTGGCTTATTTTTTGAATTAAAAATTAAATATTAAAGATCCTCAGCTGCTAAGTCACCATACAAGTCATCATCTTTATC